TATATAGAAAATGAGAATTCCGCCGCTGAATTCACAGTAGAGCGTTCTGGTGGTGTGTATGCCACTGGGTTCTTGATGTATGGTAGTGAAGACTATTCCGATGCTAGGCAAAGTACATATAGAAACTTCACATCTTACCAGCAAAGAGGAACTCTTGCCTCTGCTTCAGGTGCTGCTGTGTTAACAATGATTATGGGTGGAGGTAGGTTTTTATTCTCTCAATATGAGAGATTCAAACTAGACGGTCAGAACAATAGGACAATTCCTGCTGACTACCAGCTAAACCAGATTCTTAAAGTCTCAGAAAATGGCTTGCTCTGTAATGATGCTGATGCAGAACTCTTAGTTAAGACAGGTGGGGCTTTTTCTAATATTGTCGGTGTTTGTTGTAAGACACCAGGTTCAGACGACAAAATCGGTTTAGACTTAAAGTTCTAAGTGAGGTAACCATGTTTAAGATTTCATCTTTATCTGAAAAGATAGTTGAAGAGTTGGAAAGAAGAGAAGCAGAACTTGAAAGACTTGTTAGGAGTTCTGCTGTTCTTGAAGACCAAAGATGGTTCTACCCTCTTTTAGCAGGTCACTTTGAGGAAGCTATTGGAAATTCAAGTGATCCTAAAATCATAAAGATAATTGAAGAAATCAGGTCTGTTGTAGATAGTGGACTAGAACCTTTAGATGATTTCACATGGGTCATATCTGTTCAACATAAGAAACTTCGCAAGAGGAATCTTAGAAAGCAAATGGGACTTTTAGAATTTATAAAATCTATGAAGTCTCTTGTTTCTCAGATCAATAAGAAAAGTCTAAGAGTTCAGTTTAACACTCTCTTCACACCGAGTGGGTTTTCTTTGTCTGGGTTTATCTTTTCAGAAGACATGAAAGACAAGGGTGTTTTTGATGTGAATGTAAAAGCAAGTTCTTATTCTAAAAAAGAGGTAGGGGAATTGATTGAGATCATATTTGAAAGAGTGACTTTCAGTTAAACCTCTGACCACTTAAAGAATCGGTCATCTTCTTTGTGTGAGATCCCTTTTCTTTTAACTTTACCTGCTTTCTTCCCTTTGGTGTACCTTTCAAAGTCGGTAAAGTGCCTCTTTTCTAAAGGTGTGAGACTCTCTTTTTCTATCTCCCCCTCAATGTACAACCAGAATCTAGCAGACGCTCTAGCTACCCAGAAAGCGTCTGCTTGGTGGTTGTTCCACCTTTTAGCCCCTTGACCTTCTGTAGCTTTCTTTGCAGCATCTACCATATCAGACTTCCCCATCTTCCAGCCTTTTGGTCGAGACAAAAAATCAGCAGCATGGGACTTTACTTGGTTTGGTGCTAAGTAAACAGTATCTACTTTTTCAACCATAAGTGCTTCATTAGAGTACAGGAATAGACCATACATACCCTCTGAGTAAAGGTCATTGAATATAGGAGACTCTATGCCTACCCTAAGTGTTTCTGTGGGGTGGTCGCTTCTTAGGTCTTGAATAATATCTCTCAAGCCATCTCTAAGGTTCATATATCTTTGAACAAAAAGGGTGGAGGTATCTGTTTTCATTGTTCCTTTGTCCATGAATTCCCCCTTGTCTGAGATGAGAGTCCAACCAAAGTTCCTTAATGAGGGGTCTAGTCCTAATATCATTTAAATCTCCTTTTACATTATTATCAAATCTACCCTAGTGCCTAATATTTATATTTTGTTTATACATTCTAGTTGCTGTAAGGAGATATACCATGAGCAAAGAAAAAGATATGGGTCTTTTACCTATAATGAGCCCCCTTTACAACTTAAGGGAGATAACAAAACAAATGGCTCTGCTTGAGGACCACCTCAACCAGCCCCGAAAAAGATGCCCCGACTGTATCCGTAAGCATTTCTTGACCATCGAGGCTCTCTTTGAAGAAGCTGTCTCCTTAGATAAAGATTTTCAGTATTGTGAGATTCTTGAGGGTAAAGCTCAAGTAATGAGAGACTTGCAAGAAGAATGGTTAGATAATGATGACGACAGAAGTTATCTTCAACTTGCTCAATCGATCAGGGAGATCAGGAAAGAGTTTGCTCCTTTATGTTTCGACCTGAGAAAGGTTTCCTCTGCTAGAGTCCACACCTGTAGAAGGTTTGCAGGTAGGCTTCTTTTTTCGACAAAGACCGAAATCGAAGTTGAGGAAGAAAAGATTGAGTCTCTAGTGAGAAGAAACCCAAAGAAAAAGCCACCTCGAAAAGACCTAAGGAAAAACAGATATGAAATGCCTGATCGAGACTTAGATGGTGTGGGTCGAGGTGATGATGGTGACAAAGATCTCTCAAGACGAGAGAGAAAAATGGCACACAGAAGAGGTTATTAAAAATGTTTGATGCTGTATTAAAAGAGTTAAGGGTTTCAAGGGAGGTTTTAAATACTGCCTCTGCGTCTATAAAAAAGCTAGCCCAAGAAAAAAGCCAGCTTCAAAAGGCTAGGGAGTCTTTGAAAGAAAAGAAGTACAAAGATCCTAAAAATAACAAAGATATCTCTTTTTCGACAGCATATAACAGGAAGGTACCTCAAGCCCAAGAAGACTTACAAAAGGCTTTGTCTAATGTAAAGGAAGAAGAAAAAGGGAGTAAAAAGGAAGAAGGCTCTTTAGATGTCGGTGAGCTGAACGAAGAGCAAGTTGATCTTCTAGAGCGAATTTCAAAAGGCAAAAAAACCTCCGATATGTCTCTTGTAGAGCAAAGGACATTAAGAGAGTCTTTATCTCTACTTCTTGAAGCTCAAGAGGGTATTAAAGAAAAAGAGGGTATTGAAGAGCCCATTAAAGACGCTGAAAAATCTAAGAAGAAGCAGTATGCTAAAAAGGTTAAGAAAGAGATCATAGAGATCTCTCCTAAGGTTGTTAAAAAAAGAATAAAGAAAGAAAATCTTCCTAAAGATACAACTATCGAAGACCTTGTAGATGTCGAAACCCTTTCAGAGACTTTCTCAGATGATGCAAAGTCAATTAAGGGTGTTATAGAAAAGCAGGAGTTAAGCAGAGCTGAGAAAGTCAAAAAGAAGCTCAAGCAAAAAAAAGAGGTATCGAAGTCCGACAAGAGTAAAATCTTAAAAAGTTTACAGGACTCTGTAGACAGGTTCTCTGAAACTGCCTTGACTGACATAAACGATAGTATCCAGCAACTAGAGGAAAAACTTAAAGACTCTAGTGTTTCAGAATCTCGGAAAAAAGACCTCAAGGAAGAGATTGAAGATCTCAACTACAAAAAAGACATTAGAGAAACCACGATAAAAAGTACCCAGAAGAAGTATAAAGATTCTTTAAGTGATGCTATGGAGGAGATACCAGACTTCACCTCAGAGCAGACACAAAAACTTTCTGAGTCTTATGCTAGAATGGGAGGAGACTTAATCTCTAAGATTGAAGACACAGCAAATCTTAAAAACTATGTCGATGAGCAAATGTCGAGTCTGGAAAACTTAGACACAGATAGTGAGGATTACCCTGAAAATGTAGGGAAGTTGATGGCTTTGAAAACAATGAAAGAAGAAGTTATAGAGGATCCTACTTTTGGGTGGAGTTCTCCTTCTTTAGATTCTAGTCCAGAATTTCTTCAGGAATACAAAGAGATGTTAGGAGAGGAACAAAGAAAGAAGTTCAACTCCTACACTGAAGAAGAAAGAGGAGCAGCCACAAAGAAGTTGGCTTATGAAAAGGAAGACCTCTTAGACAAGATAGAAGACCCTAACGCAACTTTGGCAGAGAAAAAGGAAGCCCAAAGAAGACTTATTGTAGTTCAAGAGTCTGAGTCTGCACTCAACACTTCTAGGCTGATAAATGGAGAAGACCCTATTGATGGTTATTACTTTGTAGATAAGGGGTTGTTAGAGTTAGCTAAAACCAACAATGGGGATGAAGGCAGTAGTCCTTACAGAGAAGATTTACTTAAAGCCATCTCTGTAATCTCGAGGACAGATTTCTCAAACGAGGAAATGAGAACCGTTGTTAAAACTTCATTAGAAAACATGAAAAGAGAAGATCTTGCTTCTATCATGGAGGAAAATGCTTCTTACCAAGAAATGAAAGATGTCCTAGAACCTAACTATTGTCCTGTCCATCCAAAGAATGAAATTAAAGGGGTTTCTGGGCAAACTCTCAATGATATGTCTCAGTGTCCTGTTCCTGTGACAGACGAGATGAAAAGTTTAATAAAAGACACGGCAATCAGTTCATTCTTAGATATACAAACTTCATTCAAAGCCCAGAAGCAGAAGATGTCTCTAAGCCCCAGAAAAAACAAAAACCTTTCTAGTTTCTTAAAAGACCATAAAGAAGACTTCATGAGTATTCTTATTAGTGGGTCAAAGAAAGATGGAACAAAAATAACGGAAGAAGAAAAAGAAGACTTTATGAATTTCTTCTTCCTCAAGATACGAGGACTCAATGTTTTAAACCTTGAAATTCAAGGGGTGAAGATAAAAGGGGTTCGTGACATTATGAAGCAGCTAAATAAGGTGAGAAGGTTGGAGGGGGAAAAGAAGATAAAAGCCACTAAGGAGCTTAACGATGTTTTCCTTGATCTAATGGAGAGAGATCCCGTCCAAAAGCAATCTTCTTTTAATAATCTATTTATTAACCCCGCTAATACTTATGGAGGTGTTTCTATGCACAAAAGATCAACCACAGACTACCAAAAAAGAAGCAAGGACTTCAAGGTAGGCATGAAAGTATATTTCACTTGGGCGGCTAATGACAGCCAGCCTGGTGTGGTTGCTGCCGTTTACCCCTCAATTGGGATGGTAGATGTAGAATATCCCAATGGGAGTCAAAGAATTCCAGTTGAAGAACTTTATATTGACCAATCTGGAGATGTCGCAGGTGCTGTCGAGTCCACCGTTCCTGGAGGTGTTGGTGTCGTCCCAATAAGTACTAGAGTAGCTAACAGATACTTAAAAAAAGCGATCTATTGGAGAAGTCTGAACCGAAAATACAGGTTGTGTAAAGGCGAAAACCCCAATAAGCCAACTTGCCCTAAATGTAAAAGCCCTATGGGAAAGACAGTGTATAAAAGAAGAGATTCAGTCAGTGAAAAACTCTTTGCTTGCCCTAGTTGTCTTTTTATAATCAAGTCCTCAGATGTAGAAGGAGCTAACTAAGATGGCATTTCTAAGGTACGCAAAAGCTAATGTAGTTCGTCCTCAAGTACATGGTCTTGATTGGGATAAGGTAAGAGTTGCTTCTGGAAATAAGCAACTCAACAAATCGCTAAAGAAAAAAGCAGAAGACATTCTGGGTGAGGCATTCACCCCAGAGAGATTCCTTTTAACACACGCTACTATTGTATGCTCTGTAGATTCTGTTACACCTCCAAATACCAAAACAGGCTCTATTAAAGAAGATGGATTCACTATAAATAGAAAGTATTCTGACTACAGAGTCTCAAAAGCTACTGACAAGTACATTAATAATAATCTCGACTCATGGTCTAGAGGTGTTATTAAAAGGTCGTATCAGACTTTCATAGGCTCTCATAATTTTGTAGAACATGTACAAGTAGAAGAGCTTTCCAAAGGCAAAATCATAGATGCTGTTTTAAGAGATATCGGTGAGAGCCTCTATGTCGATATACTAGTAGCTACTGACAGGAAACACAAAGACCTTGTAGGACAGATCCTCTCTGGTCAGATGAACTCTATGTCTATGGGCTGCTCTGTTGACTTTACTATATGTACTAAATGTGGTCATGTCGCAGCAGACGAAACCGAAATGTGTTCACATGTGAAGTATGAAAAAGGAAACACATTCTTTGATGAGCAAGGCTACAAACACAGAGTAGCTGAGTTATGTGGTCATGAAGAAGTGGGCGAAACTGCGGGTGTCACTTTTATCGAGGCTTCTTGGGTTGCAACACCTGCTTTCCCTGGAGCAGTTGCAAGGAACACTATTGAAATACCCTCGGATGAGAAAATATCCGATGTCCCTTCCGAATGGATTGAAAAATCAGCACACCTTTCTTTAACTTCTGCTTTTGGGATGGACGAAGAGGGCGAGGGCGAAGAGGATAAAGCTGAAACAAAGCGCTCAGAATCACTCCTAAAGAAGCTAGATACAGTTTATGAGCAAGCTGTCATTGATAGGTTCAAGAATAAACTAGAGACTGAAATAAAGAAGGAAAAAGCTCAAGAGAAGCTATACCCTCCTACAAGCGAATCTTCTGTTGGTCAAAACGATACTTTGATCAAAG